GCAACTTGATACGGCCCCGACAGAGGGCAGCTTGACCGATGTGGTCAAGACCATTCACTGGCGGTTCACTGCTACCAGTGACACAGAGACCAATGCAGAAGGCGCACCGCTGTCTGTTTCAGCTTACGGCACGACCGGGGCTGGCGATGCTGACCCGGATGACTTCACGGCCTTTGACAGCTTGACGCAGGACTGGTGCAAAGCACTGGTGCTAGCTGGTCTGGAAAAGACTGAAGCTGAACTTCAAACAATGTTGGACGAGCAGATGAACAATCTGGTTAATCCTCCGATTGTAGGTAAGGTTCCAGCTTCTTGGTAACGGAGTAAATTATGGCACTTGTTTTAAGAGATCGAGTTAGAGAAACCACTTCCACTACTGGAACTGGCACATATACTCTTGGCGGTGCTGTAACTGGCTACGAAGCATTTAGTGCGGTTGGTGATGGCAACACAACATATTACGCCTGCACGGATGGAACAAATTGGGAGGTTGGTCTTGGAACATATACTGCTTCAGGAACAACGCTTGCGAGAACCACAATATTGCAGTCTTCTAATTCTGATGCGGCTGTAAATTGGGGGGCTGGTAACAAAGATATTTTTGTAACGCAGCCTTCTGAAAAAGCCGCATATTTGGACGCTTCTGGAAATCTTAATGCCCCAAATGATCTTGTCGTTGTAGGCGACCTGACTGTGGACACCAACACTCTGTATGTGGACAGCACGAATAACCGGGTTGGCATTAAGACTACTTCGCCTAGCGCAGCCTTGCATATTTTGGACACTTCAACGCCGCAAGCAAAGATTGCCTACGATTCAAATCGTTATATGAATGTTGAACACGCCACTATTTACAATGTCAGCGGGGCAGCACAGTCAAACAATCTAAAATTTGCCACTAGAGGAAACAGCGGCAACAACAACATCACATTTTTCACTGGCGGCACAGACGCTTCTGGCACTAGTGAAAGTGAACGCCTCCGCATCACATCGGCTGGCAATTTACAGGTAGGTGCCACCTCTGGCCGGGGCGGTGCGGCTACTGGCCACCTGTTCAAGATGCCTAGCGGTGATGTGTATTTTGAAATAATGGGCAGCACGACCTCGGCAAACACAGACATCCTGTTTTCGGATGGCACTGGCGGTTCCTACGGCGTAGTCGGTTATGACCACACCAATGATGCTTTGCGCTTCTTTACAAACTCCGCAGAAGTAATGAAGATTGACAGCAGTGGAACCGTGTATTTCAAAGATGGTGGGTCATCTAATCCCGGCATCCGGTTTCTAAACGACACCGACTTGGGCATCTTCCGTCCGTCTGCAAACACTATTGCTTTTACAAATGGTGGCAGCGAATCCGCCCGCATAGACAGCGCCCGCAATTTGCTGGTGGGGACGACTGACACAGCCTTATATAACAATAGCACGACAGGCACAGGATTTCATGTTGCACCTAGCGGCTGGATTGAAACTGCGGCTACTGGCACAAATGCAATTTTCAATAAGCTGGCTTCGGATGGCACGATTGCGGAGTTCCGCAAAGACGGCAGCGTGGTGGGGTCGATTGGGACAACATCTTCTGATTTAACCATTGCGTCCTCTGCAACAAATCACAGCGGATTGCGTTTTGCCATAGACAAATTGCTTCCTTTGCGTGATGGCGCATTAAGTGATGGTCAAATTGACTTTGGGCAATCAACGGAACGCTTCAAAGACCTCTACCTGTCTAGCGGCATCTATGCTGGCAGCGGCTTTGGATCAAATGGTCAGGTGCTTACATCAAACGGCACAACAGCTACTTGGCAAGATGCTGGCGGCGGTTTTACTTCTGGCACATTGATGCTGTTCCAACAGACAGCCGCACCTACTGGCTGGACAAAGCAGACAACACATAATGACAAGGCACTGCGTGTGGTTAGCGGAACTGCTGGTTCTGGCGGTTCATCTGCATTTAGCACTGCTTTGGGAACGCCAACTGTTAGCGGCTCTGTTTCAATTTCTGGTAACATCAGCAATACCACGCTGTCTGTTAATCAAATTCCATCACACTCGCACTCTTATAATAAACATGACAACAATGCGACTGGTGGAAACCACACCCATAATGGTCCAAATGACAACGGCAATATAAATACAGCAAACACTGGTGGCGGCGGTGCTCACAACCACGGTCATAATATGTCTGGTAGCTTGTCAAGCGCAACTGCTGGCATTAATGTTCAGTATGTTGATTTGATTATTGCTTCTAAGGACTAAAATGCAAACGCCTACATTCATTGAAACATACCAGACAGATGCTTTTGACTTTTGTGAAAGGACAATTAAGAAGCTAGAGGAATATATAGCAAGCAAAGACGACCCTGAACTTGCAAGGCATTATATGAGTGGTTCAAATACAAATCACGGAGAATCTAATAGGCGAGATTATTCTTTTAGTTTTAATGCTTTAAGAGACCCTCTTGTTGCTGAAATGCACGACATATTAAGGACATATATTCCAAAATATTCTGAAGAATATAGTGCCTTTGGTATGCAGGGATGTATGTCAGAACACATGAAAGTTCAAAAAACTCCACCCCGGGGCGGATTTCATACTTGGCATTGTGAGCATAGCAGGAATGAAAGCTCAAGTTGGAGAAACTTAGTCTGGACTTTGTATTTGAATGATGTGCCAGAAGGCGAAGGCGAAACAGAATTTTTGGAATATGGCATAAAGCAACAGCCCAAAAAAGGTTTGCTATGTTTTTTTCCTGCGTCTTGGACGCACACACACAGAGGCAACCCTGTGTATAGCTGTGACAAATACATAGCAACTGGTTGGTATTATTTAGTGTAGGAGATGGCAATGGCCAAATGGACAATCGTAAATGGCGGTAGTGCAGATGCAGAACAAATTGGCAAAGATGGGCATTTTTATAGCCATTTAGACCTTTCTTTTCTGCCAGCAAATGTTTGCGCTGTTCAGTCATCTGATGGCGTTACTTGCCAGATAGAGTATGGAGACCCAGCGACTGGTGAGCGTTCTACAAATGAATCAAATGTAGCAACAAGCACCTTGTCTTGGTGGGCAAGTGTAGAAACAACTTGGCAAGCTGCTTATGATGCTGAGTTCCCTCCAGACCCTGAGTAAGCTATGAAACTAGAAGTAAAAGACAACTGCCCGTTAAATAATTTTGAGCCTTGCAAACAACTTGACTGTGCTTGGTTCACTAAAATTGCTGGCACTGATCCAAATACTGGCAAAGACATAGAGGATTACGGCTGCGCTGTGGCTTGGCTTCCTGTTCTTTTAATTGAAAACGCTCAACAGTCTCGAAGCACTGGTGCTGCTGTAGAGAGCTTCCGCAATGAAATGGTCAAATCAAATGACATTAATAGGGAAGTGTTGCTTAAAACCATAAACAAAGATAATAATATACTTGTTTTAGGAGATGGTTAATGTCTTTTGCTCAGTCTGCTTTTTCATCTGATACATTTGCCGGAAGCGGGCTTGAGTTTGCTATAGTCTCCGCAACAGGTCTTTCTGGCACATCTGCGGTAGGCAGTGTAACTGCGCCAGCTGCCGCAATCTTAACGGGTCTTTCTGGAACTTCTGCGTTAGGATCGGCCACTATTACTGCTGGAGCCGGGACTTCTGCAACGGGTAATAGCGCAACAGGTGAGTTGGGAACTGCTGAAGCTTTTGCTCAATTTATCATAATTGTTACTGGACAAACTGTATATGCAAATGAGGGTAGCGTATTAACAAGTGGCGCCGCTGTTGTGGGTGTATCAGCGACAGCTGGAACAAGTGCGCTTGGTGAAGAATCTGTTGTGGGAACGGCTAATGTAAGCGTTACTGGTGTTTCCGCAACATCTTCTTTGGGAAGTGTTTCTATAGAAGCCAGCTCTCTAATTTCAGCAACAGGAAACGCTGCAACTTCCGCATTGGGTAGCGTTACAATAGAGCTTATTACACCTGTGGATGTTTCTGGTCTTATTTCAATAGGAAGCCTAGGGACTGCCATTGCCCGGATTGACGAGTCCGTTGAATTGACTGGAGTTGTTGGAACGGGTAATATTGGTGTAGAAAATGTCTGGGGCGAAATTGATCCTAATCAATCACCCGGATGGTCGGAGATAGCAGCATAATGGCAAGCACCTACACAAGCAATCTTGGCGTTGAAAAACCCGGTAGCGGCGATCAGGCAGGCACTTGGGGAACAACAGTTAACACAAACATGGATATTGTTGACCGCGCCAGCAATGGTGTCGGTGCGCTTACTGTGTCAGGGGCCACAGCAACATTGACGACTACAGACGGAGCTTTGTCTGATGGTCAATACAAAGTTCTGCATTACACAAGCGCCTCTGAGGCCTGCACAATAACCATATCTCCAAATACAGCAGACAAGCTTTATTTTGTTCATAATGCTTCTGGATATAGCCTTACATTTACTCAAGGAAGCGGTGGAAATGTAACTGTTAGCACAGGAACAACAAAAGTTATCTATGCTGACGGGGCTGGAGCTACGGCAAAAGTAACAGATTTTACCAATATCATAGACATTGCTGGCGTTGTTAACGCAACGACATTTAGCATAGATGGAACTGAAGTCACATCTACAGCAGCAGAGTTAAACATTCTTGATGGCGTTACTGCTGATACAGCAGAAATAAACATTTTGGATGGTGTTACTGCGAATACGGCAGAGATAAATATTTTGGATGGCCTTACAGCCACCACAGCAGAGCTTAATTATGTCGATGGTGTAACAAGCAACATTCAAACACAGATAGATAATGTTACTTCAACAGCAATGCCCACAGGCGCACTTGTTCCGTATGCGGGAACCTCTGCGCCTTCTGGATTTTTGCTATGTTATGGACAAGAAGTTAGCAGAACAACTTATGCTTCTTTGTTTTCAGCGATTGGCACAACATATGGCACGGGCGATGGCAGCACCACCTTTAATCTGCCGGATTTGCGTGGCCGTGCTGTCGCGGGTCAAGACGATATGGGTGGGTCTTCTGCTAATAGGCTTACTGGCCAAAGTGGTGGTGTTAATGGTGACACGCTGGGCGGCACTGGAGGCAACGAAACGCATACGCTGACAGAAGCGGAACTTGCGGCACATACGCACACAGTTAACAGTGTTACTGTTTATGGAATATCAGGAACCGGAAGCAATGGACAGAGTGCTTCTGGGCTTTCTTTCGCAACGCCAACAAATGTTGAGACAATAACGGAACACGCAACAACCCAAGGCACATCTACCGCCCATACTGCCAGCCTTGCGAATACTGGCTCCGGCTCTGCTCATAACAATGTGCAGCCGACCATCATTCTGAACTACATCATCAAAACCTAAGAGGGTCTGATGCCCCTTACTAAACTACAATTCAGACCCGGTATAAATCGTGAAACCACATCATATGCTAATGAAGGTGGTTGGTTTGATTGTGATAAAGTAAGATTTCATCTTGGATACCCTGAAAAGCTTGGTGGCTGGGAAAAATATTCTAGCAGCACCTATCTTGGCACAGCTAGGCGTATGCACAACTGGATAGCTCTTGACGGCTCAAACTATCTAGGTGTTGGAACGCATCTTAAATATTACATTGAAGAAGGTGGTGCGTATAACGATATTACTCCAATAAGATCAACCACAGCTGCTGGTGATGTTACATTTTCTGCCACAGACGGAGATGCAACACTTACTGTTTCTGATGCTGGTCATGGTGCGGCAGAGGGGGATTTTGTAACTTTCTCTGACGCAGTAACATTGGGCGGTAACATTACTGCCGAAATACTTAACCAAGAATATCAAATAACATCTGTCATAAACAGCGGCAGCTATACAGTAGAAGCATCTGTTGCTGCAAATTCTTCCGACACCGGCAATGGTGGTTCATCTGTTGTTGGCGCATATCAAATTAACGCTGGTCTTAATTCCGCTGTAGGTGGAACTGGCTGGGGCGCTGGCACATATGGCGGCGTTGTTACTGGTGGCTCTGACACAGGTTGGGGAGATTCTTCTGTTATAAGCGTGACAACAGAGCTTCGTCTTTGGTCAAATGACAATTTTGGCGAGGATCTGCTTATAAATGTTCGTGATGGGGGAATTTATTATTGGGATAAGACGGGGACGCTAAGCTCAAGAGCTGTTGATCTAACATCTCTTTCTGGGGCTAATGAAGTTCCTGTTGTCGCAAAACAGGTATTGGTTTCTGATCAAGACAGGCACATATTGGCTTTTGGCTGTAACCCTCAAGGCACGAGCAGCGTCAGTGATCAAGACCCACTTTTAATTAGGTTTTCTAGTCAAGAATCCCTTACAGATTGGGCCGCTACTGCTACAAACACGGCTGGTGATTTGCGTATCGGTAGTGGCTCTACTTTTGTTCAGGCGGTTGAGACTAAACGAGAGGTTGTCATATTTACAGACAAAAGCCTTCATTCTTTGCGATTTATCGGCCCTCCGTTTACTTTTGGCATCCAACAGCTTGCATCAAATATTAGCATAGCATCACCGCAGGCGGCCGTTGCTGTAGAAGAATCTGTGTTTTGGATGGGAATAGACAACTTCTACATCTACAGTGGGGGAACTCAGGCGATACCCTGCACTGTAAGAGACAAAGTATTTTTAGACCTTGATAACGAGCAACGAGCTAAAGTCGTAGCTGGTGTTAATTCTCAATGGGGTGAAGTTTTTTGGTTCTATCCGTCACAAGAAAACTCAATAGAAAATGGCGGCACGGGCGAAAACGATAAATATGTTGTTTACAACTACATAGAAAAAGTTTGGTATTATGGCTTGATGGGAAGAACAGCTTGGATTGATCGTGGTATTAAAACATACCCGATTGGTGCGGCCAATAATTATCTTTATAATCATGAGCTTGGTGATGATGATGATGGCACAGCTATGTCATCATATATCGAGTCAAGTCAAATGGACATCGGTGATGGTGAGCAATTCACCCTTATCCGCAGGCTTATACCCGATCTTACCTTTGATGGCTCAACCAATTCTACTCCAGTTGCAAACTTTACCTTGAAATCAAGAAACTACCCCGGCGGAAATTATCTTCAGGACTCTACCAAGTCTGTTTCCAGAACTGCGACCAGCCCCGTTGAACAATTTACCAATCAGTTGAATATGCGTTTGCGTGGGCGTTCCTTCGCTATCAAAGTGGATTCAGATGGTTTAGGGGTTCGTTGGAGGCTGGGAGCGCCTCGTGTAGATATTCGGCAAGACGGGAGAAGATAATTGTCTGTCCGTCAGGTTGCTCCACCCAGACTGCCTTCTCCTCCGGCAGATGGTATCACTGATGTTTACATGAGTGATTTGATACGCGCTCTTGAGGTGTTTATTGAGCAAGAACGCAATCCGGGTGAGCAAAGAGCTACAAAAATGACCTTAACTGACTTGCCTACCAGTGATTCTGGCTTGGAAGCTGGAAGCTTGTATAGAATTGGCAATGATGTTAAGATTTCTTTACTGGATACCGCAGTTCCAGACGCAGCTACGGCTACTGTTTCTGTTGGATCGGTTTCAGTGACTACATCGTGAGGCGCAGATGAGCATACTTAAAGACATCATAAAGACCGCAGCCCCTGCTGTAGCTGGTTATTTTCTTGGCCCAGCCGCTGGCGGCTTGTTGGGAAGCGTTGGCATAACCAATCCTGCAATTCAAAAAATACTTGGTGGCGCACTGACATCAGGTCTTGGTAGCGCTGTTTTGGGTGGCTCTGGCCGCGAAAATATTCGCGCTGCACTTCTTGGCGGCCTTGGTGGAGCTGGATCTCAGTTTATGGATACTCGCGCCGCCGAACAGGCAGCTGCGGAAACTGCAAGGCAAAAGGCTGTTGAAGAAGCTGCGTCAAGGGGCGGCATAACCAACAGACCCATGGAATCTGTTATTAGCGGAACAGAGCCTGTAAAAGCAGAAACAGATGCTGCAAAGCTTCTTGAAGCTATAAATATTGCCGGAAGCCCAGAAGAAAGAAATCTGTTGTTTAATATACTGAACACTAGGCTTGGCGAAGGCCTTGCCTACGGTCTTGGGGCGCAAGCGCTTGATGCGCTGTTTTCTGAAGAAGAAGATACAAGAGGCTCGTTTGAGCGCCGTCCTTATGGGGCTGGCGGTCCCGGTGGTCAGCTTGGCGGCATTCAATACAGAGCTGATGGCGGTCCTTCAGACCCAATGAGTTTTCCGCGCCGCACTGGCGGCATTGACCCGTCTTTAGGCTCTGGGCGTAAAGATGATGTTCCCGCTATGTTGATGGCTGGAGAGTTCGTAATGACCCGTGATGCCGTGAAGGGCGCTGGCAATGGTGATTTGCGGAAAGGCATCAATAAAATGTATAATATGATGGATAGCTTCGAGAGGATGGCGTAATGGCAGTCCAAACAGTAGAACAGGTCCAGCGCCTCGCGCCCTATCTTGAGGGTCTGGAACAACGCCTTCTTGGCACAGCATTCGGCACATTTGATGGTGAAACACAAGTAAGCCCCGGCTTGCTTGATCGTCCACTTGGCCTTCCGGGCTATCAGGTTGCCGGTTTTGACCCGCTTCAAGAGGCTGCCTTTGCTTATGCTCCGGGTCTGGTTGGTTCTTATGCGCCGTTTACACAAGGCGCAGCACAGCAAACAATGGGCGGTCAAGCCGCATTAGCCGCTGGCCTTGGTATGCTTGCTGATCCTTCACGCTCAATTCAGATGTATATGTCGCCCTACACACAGGGCGTTATTGACCAGACCATGGCAGACATTGCTAGGGCTGGCGATGTAGAAAGACAAAAATTAGGCGCAGCCGCCGTTGGCCGTGGCGCATTTGGTGGAGCAAGACAAGCAATTGCCGAATCAGAGCTTGGTCGTAATATTTTACAACAGCAGGCCAGAACTGCCGCGCAGTTGCGTGAGCAAGGCTTTGGAACGGCTTTGCGTGGCGCACAGACAGGCGCACAGCTGCTTGGCGGCCTTGGACAAGCCTTTGGCTCTCTGGCAGGCACTACGGCAGATATTGGGCGTGTTCAGTCACAGCTTGGCCAAGCGGACATCGGTATGCTTACACAGCTGGGCGGTATTGGCCAACAGCAACAGCAGCGCATTCTGGAGGCACAACGGCAAAATCTGTTGCAGCAGGCGCAAGAGCCATTCACTCGCTTGCAGATTGGTCAACAGCTTCTGAAGGGCATTCCAAGTGGCAGCCTTTCTTCCACATTCAAGTCTACAACTACACCTGACACAAACCCATTCTTGGCTGGTATTGGCGCATACACTGCAATGCAGGGCATCAAGCCTACTGGTGGGGCAACTGCTGCTTGAGGTAAATCATGGCTGTTAAAGGAATAGCGGGTTCTGGCATTGGCGGCGTATCTGATCTGGATAGAGCAATAGGCGTTGTTCGCAGATTTGAAAGAGAAGGCCTCCCCAGAATATCAGCGGCTGAAGACATTTTTGGCCCTTATGTAAAAGATGCCAGCTTTACTGAAGAGCTTGGTAATATTGGCCGATTTGCTTATGATGTTGGCAGAACGCCCCTTGAAGCAGCTAGACTTGCTGGCGTTGGGATTGGTGCTTTAACAGACCCAACGGGCAATATTTTTAGCGAAATAATTTCCAGCGGAACTCCTCGCCAGATTGCTGCGCGTCAAGAAGCTATTAGGCAAGACCCAGCAAACCGCCCGTATGATGATGAAATATTGAGGGCGGCAAGAAAATCCACCTTTTATCCAGATGAAATTTTAAGAGCAGCTCAAAAAGATGTTGTGATAAGGGACCCATCTGCTCTGGGCGGCGCTGGTGCAGGCGGAGTAACAGAAGATATATTTAGTGCGTTTCCATCTATTACAGATCCATCTGCTCTTGGTGGAGATGCCCTTGTTGATGGGGAAGTTAAACAGCAGACAGAAAGACAGGCGCAAAAAGCTCCAGAAGATTTGGGCGATGTATCTGATGAGTTTAAGCTGGATGAAGAAAAGACAGAGACATCTGCAACAACGGAAACTGTGTCTCCGTATCAGCAGCTTTTGCAGGAATCAATCAATTCATACAACGATATGATGGGCCTCGCTCCGTCTGGCGCAAAAACAATTGATGAATACAAAAAAGAATTTTCAGAGGCCACTGGAATTGACATCAGCGGTGAGCCTGACAATCGCGCAGCCTTAATTGCCTTTGGCACAGCTCTTATGCAAAACAAAGCTGGCAAGGGATTTAATGTAGCAAACATCTTGAGCGATGTTGGGGCTGCTGGTGAAAAAGCGCTACCTGTTATGGAAAGGGCGCGTCAGGAAGCTCGTCAGGGGCAGATTGCAGCTGGCAAGTTTGCTCTTGGTCAGCGTGATGCAGACATAAAAGCGCGTCAGGGATTTGTTGTTGACCAGATGAAATATCTGCGCGACAGGAGAGATGCAATACTGGCAGCAGAAGTTAAACGAGCTGAAAAAATTGAGGACCGCGATGCTCTGGCTCAAATTGAGCGTAACAAGCAGGCAATTAAGTTTGAATACGACTGGGCATTAAAAACTGCTCAACTTGAAGCAGATGCCCTGCAAAAAATGAGAGAAGGGAAGTTTAAGACAACTGATACAAAAGACTTAACAGATCCAGGTCTGAAAGACATAAAAGTAACTATGGCTATCAGGGAATCTGATGGCAGAGCTGTATATAGGTATCCCGCACAACAGGCTGGTATCATAGGCACTCATTATGCTGATACGCAAGAGGCATTAAACACAACAGCTAAAATGACATCCATTATTGAGCGGATAATGAATGAACCCGGAGGCATTAATTTTGCACAAGGCAAAAAAATTATTGGTGGTCTTATTGCATCTTTTGGCGGCAACATTGAACAAGAAGCTGAATTTGATAAAAATGGAAATTATATCGGGGTTAAAACAAAAGCTTCTCCTTTAACGACTCTTAAAACGCTTCAAAATCGCTTGATAAATCAATATAAGCGCTTTCTTACTCAAGAAACGGGCAACGGCATTTCAAATGTTGATGTTCAAAGAGTGGAAGAGCTTTTAGGGAAAGTTAACTTTTTGACAGACCCGCGAGAATCGCTGGCAGCCATAAAACAGGTTGAAGAGATATTTAAAAGCAAAAAACAAAAGCTGGGTAGTCTTCTTTCTGACTTCGGGGACGAAACAAGATATTTAAATGAACAAGAGTATCTAGATACAAGGCAAGCGATAAACGAAAAAATAAAGCAATCTTATGGTTATGACTTTGGCGTTCCCATAATTGAAGACGAAGCTACCGGCCTTTCAGTGTTCAAGGTAAGTGATTGATGGCAAAAAGAATCAGAATAGATCTGCCAAATGAAAGCTTTTTTGTTGAAATAGCTGGCGAAGAGCCAACAGTAAAAGAGCAGCTTCGTATAGCAGAGCTAATTAAATCACGACAAGACGCGTCTTCGCCAGAAACAACACAGTCTCGTGCAGCGGTTCAAAGAGAACAATTGTTCGACACAAAGTCCGGTATTGCCAATGCTGCGCTGCGGGCCAAGCTTTCTACAGCAGAAAACGCTGCCGAAGAAGAAAACTACCTGAAGGGCTACGGACTTGGTGAAGGTGATTTCCTTCGTGACAATCGTGGCCGTCTTGCGCTTACGCCGTCCGGCGGCGAGAAGCTTGGCATATCTCTGGACAAAAACACCCTGATTGATGAAGAAGGGTTCAGCCGCTATGACCTAACTGCCGATCTGGCTGGCATAGTTCCCGAAATTGTTGGCGGTGTTGGCGGTGCGCTAAAAGGCGCTGCTGTTGGCTCTGCTTTTGGTCCGCTTGGAACATTGTTTGGTGGTGCTGTTGGCGCTGGCCTTGGTGCTGGAGGCGGCGCAGCTGTTGAAGAAGCCGTTGAGGGTTTGGCTGGTGTTTCAGAGCAAACGGCTGGCGATATAGCTGGCGATATTGCTAGAGAAGCGACAATAGGGTTTTTAGGCGACCTGACATTTGGCACGGCTGGCCTTGCTTTTCGTGGAGGCAAAAAGCTTTTGTCAGCTAAAGATTTGCCAGAAGATGAGCTTATTCGCTTAAAAGAAGCCATTGATATGAACATCCTGCCAGAACTTTCGACTGTTGGCGCTCCATCTCTTGTGGCTCGTCAGGCAAAGATTGTTGAAAAGGTTTTTGGAACATCTTCTAGGCTTAAAAACAACTATGAAAACATGATAAAAGAGCTGGAATCATACAGAACAGCTATTGGGCAAAACGCTCCAGTAAGGGCTGATGAGGCTGGCAATCTGTTGATTGGGAAATTGGTTGCTGAAGATGCCACCTTAAAGGCAGCCGAAAAGGCAGCAAGACAGTCTGTAATTGATACTTTTGAATCAGCAGTTAACCAATTTGGTGCGGCGGCTGAAAAGAACTTGTCACTGAATGATGAGGTCTTTGGCCTGCTGAAGTCTACAATAGACAACTTTGACGCACTTGGAACATCAAAGTTTGCGGGCATTGATGCTGTTCTGAAAGACACTCTGGGCGATGTAAAAATTGTTCCTACCGCTAACCTGAAGGGGTTGGCCAAAACTCTTGAAGACAGATACGCAGCAGCCATACCAGCTGCGCTGCCCGGAGAAGAGGCCTTTTCTGCACGAACAGTAATAAACTCTCTTAATGCTTTGGGTGACAACGCTGGGTTTACACAGCTCTACAACGCCAGAAAAGCATTAAACCAGCAGAAGACAATTTCTCGTTCTGGATCTGGCAGGCAAATACTTGACGATGCAATCAACGCCATAGATTCCTTGATGACCCCCGAATCGCTTGAGCAGTTTGCTATTGCAAACGCTGGCAAGGCCATAACTGATGATGCTATGCAGGCTCTTAAAACAGCTGGCAATGACTTGGCTGAAGCCCGTGGATTTTACAAAAAAGGAACTCAGCTCCTTGACTCGTTTGAGGATGCAACTGCAATTAAAGGCATTGCAGAAGCGGCTCAACAAAATCAAATACCAGCAAATGTTAACTTTTTGTCCAACATCATAAAGCCCGGCAAGCCAGAAGCCCTTAAAAGAACCCTGAAGACCGTTAAAGAGCTTCACAGGGATGGCGATGCCGCAGCCGAGCAGTTACGCTCCCAGCTTGCAGGACAGTGGCTTCGTGGGGCAGCGCAAAAAGCAATCGACCCAGCAGACCCACTGAAGTTCAAAGGTGTTCGGTTTGCTGAAGAAATAGATGGTCTTGGCTCTACCCTTGATGAACTGTTTGGCGCACAGGCGAACCAAATCAGATCTTTGGCCAAGCAGATAAGGCAAACAGCAACTCCGAATGTTACCCCAGAGGCAATTCAAGCAGCCTTTGCAGAAGGTGCGGAAAAGGGTTTGGGTAACGCTCTGCGTAATGTTGTGAAGCTTCAAGATGAAATTTCTCTAACCACAAAGAACTCTGTGTTTAGAAAAATAGCAAGCGGTGACTTGGACGCTGTAAACGCCGCAGAGCTAATATCGGCAAAAAAAGCTTCGCCAAATGAAATAAGCCAAGTCATGTCATACTTCAGAAAGTCTGGGGATGATGAGGCCATTTCAAAAATTCAGTCTTATTACTTGAGTGAAATGACGGAAGACTTTGGCGGAGACATTTTTGTTAATGCAGAAAATTTGAAAAAGTTTGCTGCTAGGCTTAACAGCGCAGCTGAAGGCGGCAAACTTCGCATCATCTATGGCGATGAAATGGGCAAGAACATGGAAAAATTTGGCCGTGTTCTTGAAACTGTTTCCAGAACTGCACAGGGCGGCGATCTTGTTGCTGCCAACATTGCTGCAAGTCCGCTGCAAAACATCGGGAAGATTGCAAGATTTACCGTTGTGGGACAGTTTTTGCGCTCTGCCCCATATTATGACCAAGTGTTGAGGCAGTATGCACAGAAGATTTCTGGAGAAACTACGGCAAAACAAAGAGCTGTTGCACTTGGTCAAGCCATCAGAGACACGCTGTCACAAATTCCGGGCCAGACAATTGATGAGGGCGTTCAATCCGCTGAAGCGCAGCTCACAGCCGTCCTTGAAAACAGCGGCTTAACCGAACAATTGTCCCAGTTACAGCAGCAGCTGCCGTCTGGCCCTGCGATAGCCTCATCTCTTTCACAGACCCCTGTGGCGGCTCCTGTTGCCCCTGTTGCACCCCAACAGCCTGCCGCAACCCCACAGCAGCCCACGATTCGCCAAAGAGCAGCTGCTAGTCCGTCTGTAGCCCGCTCATTGGGTATTTTGGGCGCTACATCTGATTTGCTGCCAGAAGAAGAGCTTAGGCAGGCATTTGGGGTAGCCCAATGACACCCGGCAAAAAATCGCTTGAGAAAGACAGCTTATACGAAAAGTATGATCTGGATGGCGATGGCATCGTGACAGATGAGGAAATAGCTCGTGAAAAAGAAATGATTGAGCTTGAGCTTCGTGAAGAAAAGTCCGAAGCTCAAAAGCGTATGGCTTGGATCGCTATGGGCAGCATGATTATTTTTAGCATTTTTCTGTTTCTGCCTATTGTATCTGATTCGCGTGTCTCCGCACTGGCTGATTTGCTAGGCCTATTTTACATAGCGCAGGCAGGCGTTGTAGGCGCTTACATGGGGACAACTGCTTGGATGAGTAGGAAATAATCATGAATTTAGATTTGCTGCGGCAGCAACTCGCTGATGACGAGGGCTGCAAATATGAAGTGTATCTTGACCATTTGGGCCTGCCCACATTCGGAATTGGTCACTTAATTCGTGAAGGCGACCCAGAACATGGGCAGGAAGTCGGAACCACTGTCAGTCAAGAGCGTGTGCAGGCAGCATTCAATCTGGACATACGAGTGACGATAGAAGACTGTCACAGGCTCTATTCAGACTTTGATGATCTGCCAGAAGAGTGCCAGCTGATCATAGCCAATATGATGTTTAACCTTGGCTACCCAAGGCTGTCTGCTTTCAAAGGCATGAAGGCTGGCGTGGATGCCAGAGATTGGCATCGTGCAGCAGATGAGATGGTCGACTCGAAGTGGTATCGACAGGTCCCGAATCGCGCAAGGCGCTTGGTTGCCAGAATGCGTCAGCTGTCAGATCAGGACTAGCTAAACAGCAACTGCATAGCCTTTTCGGCAAGACTTAAAGACATATAAAGCTTAATCAGAAAGGCGATCAGCAGGCCCCAAAAGGCCATTATTGCCATCATCCTTATTTTGTCTAGCGTCTTCATTACGCACCTCCAGTCCACATATTTTGCATTTAGCGACTTTTTGGCTGTAGTCCATAACTCCATGACACGCTATGCACATACCGTCTTCTATCTTCTGCTGCATCGGTCCTAAATGCTTCATTTTGCTACTGCTATGCCGCTTATTTTCGGAACAGGGGCCTCACCATACCTACGATTATAATCGTCTTTCACCATTCGTGAAAGCTGCTGACGCATATTGCGATCTTCGTCATCACATATGCGGAGTAGTTTGGTGTATGTGTCTATATCTAGCCCTATGCTCTTGAACTTTTTTGGATCAGTCATTACAATCATTCCCATAAATACCGTAAGGATACCCAATGTTACCCACATATACCCGCAGACGCAAGAATAAATACGGCGCAAAGAAAACAGTCTTCATGGGGATCAAGTTTGATTCCAAGTGGGAGGCCGAAAGATATGGCCAGCTTGTAGCGATGGAAAGAGCTGGCGTTGTTCGCAATCTGGAGCGTCAGGTTAAATACGAAATAGTGGTGAATGACCACAAGATATGCCGCTACATTGCCGACTTTGTTTATGAGAACATATCAGAAGATGGCTCCTCTAAAAAAATTGTTGAGGACGCAAAAGGCGTGGAAACCGCTGATTTTAAACTAAAAAAGAAACTCATGAAAGCTGTTTTTGATATAGAAATATTTTTATCGAGAAAAAAGCATTGACATATTTTCTTCTGCTGCTTACCTTGATTTTGGGTTCAATGATTATGCAGGAGGAGATTCCGTCATGGATTCTACGACACCTATCTATAACGATCTTTCGTTGCTGAATAATCGCCGCAACGAAATCAAGTCAAAAATTGATGAGCTTCGCAGTGAGCTGAAGGTCATCGACAACACGCTCATTGAAATGTTTGACGATGAGGCGCGGTCTACACTTGCCGCAAAGGGCAACGACTTTGGCCAAGTGTCAATCTTTGCAAGCGATCACAAGATCACCATCAATCATCGCAAAAAGGTTGAGTGGGATCAGGAACAGCTTGCTCGTGTGCTTGACCAGATGGACATTGAAACAGCGCGTCATTACGCGACTACAAAATACACTGTTGCAGAGACAAAGTATCAGGCGGCTCCGCCAGATATTAAAGCGGTTCTGTCAGAGTGTCGCACAGTTATGCTGTCAGGCATTTCAGTTGACATTGAGGAATCTGAATAATGGCTAAATTTGTTCAAGACCATAGCTGTAGTTGCCAGAAGTGCGGGACAGTTACATCGCACATCAAATGGACTGCCGCAGGGCCTTACAAAAAAATCAAAGCGTTTAGCTTTCGTGAATGCCCAAAGTGTAAATCAGTTGGCTGGTATCACCTGAGAAAAGGGTGGCTGGTCATCGAAGAAAAGGAGATTGCGTAATGCTTAAAATCATTACAGCAGAAGAGCGGCTGGCTGAAAAGCGTGGCCATAAGATGGTAATCTGTGGACAAAGCGGTGTGGGGAAGACAAGTCTGGTAAGGACATTGCCAGCTGACACAACTTTGTTCATGGACTTGGAAGCAGGCGATGCTGCGATTGAAGGGTGGCCTGTTGATGTCATCAGGCCTCGCACTTGGCAAGATTGCCAAGATTTCGCCTGCTTCCTTGGGGGTCCAAACCCAGCCCTGTCAGAAGATGCTACATACAGCACAACGCATTATGAGTATGTGTGTGCTACATATGGTGATCCTGCTCCTGTCATGGAAAAGTATGACACCATTTTTGTAGACAGCATCACAGTGGCTGGGCGGTTGTGTTTCCAGTATTGCCAAAACCAGCCAGAGAACCGTTCTGACCGGACTGGCAAGCTGGATACACGCGCCTGTTATGGAATGCAGGGCCGCGAGATGATGGCTTGGCTGACACAGCTTCAGCACATCCGCGAAAAGAATGTCATCTTTGTGGGCATCCTAGACACAAAGACTGATGATTATGGTCGGGCTACATATGACCTTCAGATTGAAGGCTCGAAGACTGGCCGTGAACTGCCGGGAATCGTGGACGAGGTTATTACCATGGCCGTGATGACTGGTGATGAAAGTGTTGGCTCATACAGAGCTTTTGTGTGCCAAACACTTAATCAATGGGGCTATCCAGCAAAAGACAGAAGCGGTAGGCTGGATGTCCTCGAAGAGCCGCATTTGGGTAAGCTGATGGAAAAGATGAGCGGTGGCCCATCACAAGCAGAACGCCCAATGGACTTCGTAAATCCAAACGATACGAGCGAAAAAGGAGATACCAACAATGCTCAATCTTAACAATGTTCCAGCTGATGATAATTCCAATCAACAGCGTGAGTTTGAACTGATCCCCGATAACACAACGGCTCGTGCGATCATCAAGCTTTCTGGTGGCGACATTCAACTGCCAGAATTTGGTGATGGGGCTTTCTTCAAGCAATCCCAAAGCACAAATGCCAAATGGCTTCCAATGGAGCTGACAATCGTAGGCGGTCAATTTGATAAGCGCAAAATCTGGCAGAACCTGTTTGTTGATGGCAACAAGTTGTCAGATCGCGGCGTTCCGGTTGCTAAAGAGATCGGTATGCGGACACTGCGTTCCATCATCGATAGCGCATTTGGACTGTCATCAAAAGATGATAATCCGCAAGCGCAGCAAGCCAGAAACCTTAGCGGTGTAAGTCAGTTGCAAGGTCTTGAAGTCTGCATTCGTGTGGGCATCGAGAAGGGCAGCAACGGCTACTCTGACAAGAACAAAGTAAAGGCGTTCTTGACCGCTGATCAAAATGGCTACATTGCAGGCGGACAACAGCCCGTTCAACAGCAACCAATGCAACAACAGCCTATGCAGCAGGCACAAACAATGCCGACAGCAACAGCTGGGGTGGTTCCGCAATGGGGGCGTTAATCGGATTAAAAAAGGCACTGGAGGGGCTGTTCGGCCCTTCCAAGCCTACTCAAAAGGATAAGCTAAAAAAGTCATTAGAAGGGCTACTCCATGTCCCTTCTAATTCCAGCCGGGCGGGTGCTGGAGCCAAAAAACCCGCCACTAATTCCAACGATATGGCGGCTATTGCCGCTTTGTATAAACAGATTGATCTCGGAGGATTAACTGACATGAACCACAAAAAGCTGAAGCAGTTGGCTAATCAACTGCGTGACATCGCGGTTTCAATCGACAACTTGGTTGAAGATGACAAAACCGAAAACGCAAAACCCTATGCTGCGTTTCTTGCGCCTACGCACAAGAAGCTGTCCACTGGCAAAAAAACACTGGCGCAGCTTTCCAAGCAGTTGGGTAAAAAAGAAAGCACATTGACCTATGAGTTTTCACAGCTTCGCAAAGCTGGTGTTGATGTCCAAAAGACATACGACAAGAAAGTAAAAGCTCATAAGTATTTCGTGGCGGCATAAATGATTCTCCGCCCGTATCAAGAGGCAGCCATTAAAGATGCTTCTGATGCGCTTGATAAACACAACAACACGCTAGTTGTTGCACCGACAGGGGCAGGCAAGACAATTATGTTGTCTGCCCTTGTGGGCAAGCGCAGCGAGAAGAACCAATCAATATTGGTGCTGCAACACAGAGATGAACTGGTTTCACAAAACATGGGCAAGTTTGCTCTTGTTAACCCGAACATTTCTACCAGTGTGGTAAATGCTGCCAGAAAGGACTGGAATGGCAAGGTTTCGTTTGCAATGGTTCAAACGCTATCTCGTGAAAACAATCTGTCCGATATGCCAAAGCTTGACATGATCGTGGTCGATGAGGCCCATCATGTAATCGCTGACACTTATCAGCGCATTATTAATGCAGCAAAAAAAGCAAACCAAAAGATAGAAGTCGTTGGCTTTACTGCCACTCCCAACAGGGGTGACAAAAAAGGCCTGCGTGATATTTTCACAAATTGTTCACATCAAATTGAAATCGGCACATTGATCCGTGAGGGATTCTTGGTGCAGCCCCGGACTTTTGTTGTTGATGTTGGCGTGCAGGACGATCTTCGCACAGTCAGAAAAACAATAACCGACTTTGATATGACGGAAGTTGAAGGCATCATGAACCGCCGCGCTGTTAACAAGCGAGTGGTAGAAGAATGGATGGAAAAAGCTGGCGACAGAAAAACCATTGTTTTTTGCTCAACCATTCAACACGCACAAGACCTTTGTGAAGAATTTAAACTAGCAGGAGTTTCAGCAGAAACTGTTACTGGCGATACTCCAAAAGATGATCGGGAAGAAATTCTGGACGGTCTTTCACATGGAGACATTCAGGTTGTTGTGAATGTTGCTGTGCTGACAGAGGGCTTTGACGCGCCTCCCGTGTCTTGCGTGGTCCTGACGCGGCCCTGCTCATACAAGGCTACAATGGTGCAGATGATTGGCCGTGGTTTACGCACAATCAATCCAGAAGAGTTTCCGGGCGTTGTAAAAACAGACTGCATTGTTATGGACTTCGGCACATCTGTTTTAACGCATGGGTCACTGGATGACAGCGTTAATCTTGATGGAAGTCAGGCTGATCCGAACGAAGAAAACGAAGCGCCAACAAAAGAATGCCCAAATTGTAAAGCTGAAGTTCCGTTGTCTGTTCGTGAATGTCCCTTCTGCGATCACATTTTTGAAGGGCAGGATGCAGAACCGCTCCAGTCATTTGTGATGATGGAAGTTGAATTGATAGACAAATCGCCGTTCCGATGGATTGATTTGTTCGGGACTGGCAAGGTATTGGCCGCATCCGGCTTTGAGGGCTTTGCAATGGTGGTAGATACTAATGACTTTTCTATGGGCATTGTGAAACGCAAGAATGGCCGTGCGAGGCTTGTTAGCATCGGAACTCGTTCACAAGCCATTGCGGCAGCCGATGATTTTCTGCGTGAGGTAGAAGACAGCACAGCGGCCAATAAATCAAAGCGCTGGCTCAATCAACCTGTTACACCAAAGCAAATGGAGCATTTGAATAGAAACGGCTTTGAAGTAAATGCGTTCAGCTTTAATTGGACGAAGTATAAAGCAGCTTGTATGTTGAACTATGCCTTCAACAAAAGGCAGATCGATTCAGTTGTAAACC